TGGAGAACGCCCAGCGCACCTACGACGCCGCGCTCTCGAAGTGGCTGACGGTGAAGGTCGACAGCCGCGCGCGCATGACCAACATCTCCGTCGTCACGCCGGCGGTCGAGCCCCTCGAGCCGAAGAGCCCGAAGGTCGGCCTGATCGCGGGCCTGTCGGTGCTCGTCGGCGCGCTGCTCGCCGGCGGCGTGGTGTTCCTGCTCGAGTCGATCGACGGGCGCGTGCGCTCGCGCGGCGACCTGGAGTCGCGCCTCGCGGTGCCCTCGCTCGGCCGCCTGTCGAAGTGGCAGGCCTCCGCCGGCCGCCTCCTGCCGGCCCCGCAGTACTCCGGTGCGCGCGCCACGCGCGCCGAGCCCTTCCGAGGCGCATCGATGCGCAGCCAAAGGTTGCGCATCCGGGTAGTAGAGATTTGATTATTTCACGAAGAGAACAGCAACGCTCAAGCCTGCGAATAGCAGAGCCAGAACAATAGTGAAATAGTGTAGTCCCAAGGCAATACCTCGCTTGGAGCGATAAACATTTCCTTCGCCGCCAAACACTGTGGAAAGCCCGCCTTCACGCTGTTGCAGGAGGATGCTGATGACTAGCAATACGTCAATAACTAGAAGAGCAAAGATCAAAGGAATGGGATGAGTCCGCAGAGGGCAAGCGGTGTAAGGAAAAATGGGCACTGGAAAGGCGCGATAAGTTAGTAGGTGAGCATCTGCGGAACACTAATCTAGAGTTCTATGAATCATTGCTCTATCAGAAAATGCTTGAGAACGTTTGAATGATCGTTCTTGACACTGACATACAGCGAGCCAAGCAGCCACTAAAACCCTTACCTAACGTCATAACCAGCTTTAATTTCGAGGGGTTCAAGCGGTACGGCCAGAAGTTCATCGAGACCTGGAAAGAATATTGGTCCCCCAATATCCGCCTGACTGTTTACTACGAAGGCGACGAGTTCAACGACTTTCAGTTCACCGAGGGTCTGAGCTGGCGACCTATAGAGGAAGTCGAGTTCCTGAGAGACTTCATGGAAAGCCTCAGGTTCCCGATCATGCACGGGATAGTAGGTGATCGGTACGACATCAACTTCGACGCACGAATGGCTAGGAAAGCCTTCATGCAGATGCACGCCATGAGGGCCTATAAGGGTAAGGTCTTCTGGATTGATGCTGATTCGGTGACTTACAAGCATGTCCCCCAGTCGTTTCTGGATGACTGTCTGCCGGACGACAAGCTCTGTTGTTACCTTGGTCGTCACGAGCCTGAGCCAGCTTGGTATTACACCGAGTCTGGGTTCATAGGGTTCAACGGGGATCATCCCCTAGCTAGCAGGTTTGCCAAGAACTACCTCCACGTCTTCCTGGTGGGGTCGATCTTCACTCAACCCGGATGGCACGACTGTTTTGGGTTCGACGCCATTAGACAGGTCATGACCCAAAGTGGAATGGGTGAGGAATTCGTAAACCTCGCCAAGAACGTGCCTCATGGGACCATGCATCCCTTTCAAAACTGTGCTCCGGGGAAGTACATGATGCACCTCAAGGGCGACAGGAAAGACACCGGCAAGCTGAAGGATGGCGACATCGTTGTTAGACCAGACTAGGCAGTGCGGTCCGATAAAGTCGATCAGAAGGGACCACACTCAGCGTTATCAATTCGCTGCTGAGAGACTTCAGGGGAAGAGGGTTCTAGATTTAGCCTGTGGGTGTGGTTATGGGTCATGGATTCTTCACCAATCAGGTAACGAGGTTACTGGTGTTGACATTGAGCCAGAGGCGATTGCTTATGCAAAAGAGCACTACCAAGGCCCGACGTACCTCTGCCAAGCAGGAGAAGAAACGAAAGGTTCCTGGGACGTTCTCGTTTCTTTCGAAACTCTCGAGCATCTTGAAAGACCTCAAGATGTTCTGGCAATCGGGGCGAAAACCCTAATTGCCTCGGTTCCGAACGAGGAAAGGTATCCGTTCAAGGCTGAAAACTTCTCGGGTGATAAGTACCCTCACCAAAGACATTACACACCCGAAGAGTTTCAAAAACTACTTGAGAGTGCTGGCTATCAAGTAGTTGAATGGTTCTGCCAGAAGGACAAAAAAGGAGACATCGTGCCGGGTAGTGACGGCATGTTCCTGCTCGCCATTGGTCAACGTTTACTTCAGCGGTGATCCGGTCCACGACCGGGTGTTAAAGGCTTTTTATGATGGTTGTCCGGTAGAGAAGAAAGCAAAGTCTGTCTTCGAATACGAGCCCTCCGACGTAGCAGTTATCTTCGGGGTGCATAAGTCTAAAGTCCCCAAGTCTTTCCCTAGGGGCGAAGTTTTCCGCCAGCAGAGGACTAAAAACCTCGATGTGATCGTTCTAGAGACGGGTTACATCAACCGGGGTGACGGCGAAAATCACCACTATGCGGCGGGTTTTAATGGCCTGAACGGAAGAGCCGACTTCCGTAACAGGGGGATGTCTGACGATCGGGTTAAGAAGCTGGGTGTAAATCTGAAGCCATGGAGGAAGGACGGAAACCACGTTCTTCTCTGCGGTCAGGTGCCTTGGGATGCTTCAGTCGAGATGTGCCATGACTACCCTGGATGGCTGGAGCACACTGCTTGGCAGATCAAGTACCAGACCAAGAGGGAAATAAGGTTCAGACCCCACCCCTTGGCAGATCTTCCTCCGATCAGGGGTTGTACTCACTCCAAAGTCACAATTCAGGAGGATTTAAAGGACTGCTGGGCGGTGGTTACGTATAACTCAAACTCCTCGGTAGAAGCCGTTTTAGAAGGCATACCAGCCTTCACCTTCGATGCAGGAGCGATGGCGAAGGATGTATCCAGTCAATGGTTGCAGGAGCTGGAAAGACCTTATATGCCCGCCCGTGAGGCTTGGTTGAACGACCTTGCTTACACGCAGTGGACCCCAGAAGAAATGAAAAGCGGTGAGGCTTGGGCACATCTGTTCAGATCCCTCTAGCCAAGCCTGACCTCAGCGGTAACGAACTCAAGTACCTAACTGAATGCATCCAGACCGGCTACGTCACTCACGCCGGCAGATTTGAAGGAGCCTTTGAAAAAGCCTTTAGTGAGAGATTTAAAACGCCCTGCATTGCGACCTCTAGCGGCACGGGTGCGCTCCATCTGGCCCTCCTTAGCCTGGGAGTGGGACCGGGAGATGAAGTCTTGGTCCCTGATCTCACATTCGGAGCCACAGCATCGGTCGTACTCGCCGTGGGTGCGAGGCCGGTTTTCATTGACATTGACCCCTCTACTTGGGGAATGGATAAGAACCGGATTTTCTCCGTTCTTAACCGCAAGACGAGAGCCATTATCCCCGTCCACCTCTACGGGGAAGATGCAGGCACATACACGCAATTTGGAGTTCCTGTAATTGAAGACGCTTGTGAATCACTCGGAATGGTCCCAATCCGAGGACAGATGGCGTGTTACTCGTTTTACGGAAATAAACCGCTCACAACTGGAGAGGGCGGGATGCTCTGTGGGCAGTTTGGGAACGCCAGGGATTGGAGAGACGGTGGATTCGACCAAGACTACAGGAACACCCTTCCAGGGCTCAACTACCGCATGTCCAATCTGCAGGCTGCCGTTGGCTTGGCACAGATTGAAAGATTTGACGAGCTGCTCAATCGCAGATTGGAGAATTCGCAAAGGTATGCAGAGTTTTTACCGGGTAAAGGTAAATGGCTCTTTGCTGTCGATTGTGGAGATCCTAGAGCGCTCCAGCACCATCTAGAAGAAAACGGCATTCAAAGCCGCCCGGTCTTCACACCGCTGCATCTAAGTCCCGCCTTCAGGCCATACGCTAAAGGCAAGTACAAGAATTCCGAGGAAGTGTGGATGAACCATCTAGCGCTTCCCACTGGACCTCACCTGACAGAAGAACAACAAGAAAAGGTGATCGATTGTGTCTCTAAGTTCCTACAGCGATCTTCTAAGCGCAATCACAAACTGGACGCACCGGAGCGATCTATCGTCGTATAACGCCGATTTCGTCTCTCTCGGGGAGTCGCGTATCAATAGCGAACTCCGGGTGAGGGCAATGGAAACCACCGTTGCCTCTACGATCTCGGCGGGGGTTATTCAGGTTCCCTCGGGTTATATCGAGATGAAAGACCTGAACATCACGAGCATTACCCCCTACAAGTCCCTCCAAAGGAAAACGGTCAACTGGATCTACGACCAATATCCTACGAGGGCTTCGCAGGGGACGCCGCTATTCTTCGCTCGGGAGGGGTCGAACTTCATCTTTGGTCCATTCCCGGACAGTGAATATACCCTTACCCTTATCTACTACGCCCGCCTGCCGGCGCTCTCCTCGAGTGTCAGTACGCTCTTCACCAACTATCCGGGGCTTTATCTCTTCGCCGCTTTAGCCGAAACCGCCCCCTTCCTGAAGGACGATAAAAGGGTTCCTCTGTGGGAGGCCAAATATCAGGAGCTGAAACACAGAGCCCAGGATGAAGATGATGACGAAGACCATTCCGGGTCGGTCATGCAGATCAACTCCATTGGTCTTCAGATCAAGTGAGTGCCTTCATGCAGTTGCTGGGTTATGCGCCAGACGCTGACCCGACAATCATTGGAGTCATTACCAGCGCTTCAGGTGTAGTTCCAACCCTGAAAGGGGTGAAGGGAGCCCCTAGTCCGGTCTCTGCGGGGATGGCGACTCTCGCTGCTACTTGTGTTGGAGCGGCATTACTTGCAAAGCTAGACGGTACTAACAGGCTCTTCGCCGGGACTCCGCAGAAGATCTATGAAGCCGGGGCTTCTGCTTGGTCTGATGTCAGCAGGGCTGCGACTTATACAACCTCTCCTACTGGAGTGTGGAGGTTTGCCCAACAGGCCAACGTCTCATTCGCTGCCAATGGGGCGGATACCCTGCAAGCCTCAGTCTCTACTGGCGCGTTTTCCTGCATCGCCGGCGCTCCGATTGCGGCGATCGTAGAGACTGTTGGTAAGTTCGTCTTTGCGGCCAATACTTCTGCCAATGCTCACGGGGTCCAGTGGTCGGCCCTTAATGACTATACGAGCTGGTCGGCCTCCATAGCCACTCAAGCTGGTAGTGATGTCCTGACGGCAACCTCTGGGGCGATTACGGCGGCCCGCAGGTTTGGCAACACCATCATTGTCTACAAGAAGAATTCGATGTTCCTGGGGCTCAACGTAGGCCCTCCGACTGTTTGGGAATTCAACCTCATTCCAGGTGACGCTGGAGCGATGTCCCAAGAGGTGGTGGTAAACATCGGGACCGCAGAGAACCCTAAACATATCTTCATGGGCGAGGATGATTTCTACGTCTATGACGGGTCAAAACCTATTCGGGTCGGGACGAACAGGGTA